AAACATAGTTGCCAGCTTCCACAGGCGGAGTCGACATGTACAGCAAATCGCCCTTGACATAGCCACGGAAGTTGGGCGGAAGTGCGGCTTCTAGTATCGGAAACAGCGTGGCATATATCTGTATCAACTCAGTTCTGTCACCCGAACGAGTGTTCTGTATGCTGGCCATCATTTCGGGACTTGTAGCTAGCCCATCGTAGCCTTTGGCTTCAAACCCCGAACCATCTGTTAATACAAATTCACCTGTGCTGGGCTTGCGGCCAAATATCACAGCAGGTTTACCATCCCATTTGGCAGTGGTTGTTGACGGTTGTTGTGTGGCATGACTCACAATTGCCAGCGCATCTCGGATGCCTTGTGTGCCTTTTCGAAACACATAGTCTTCCAGGTGTTCAATGCCCTTGGCTCTGCCGCCTACACCTGCTTGTTCTGCTTCTACCAAGGCAACATAGCCACGATTTACAATGCGGTCACGCAGGCGTGCCAGGAAGTTAACGTCACTTTCTGCCATGCCCATTTCAGGTTCTTTTACACCCTCACGTGAGATGTAGTCGCGAAAGTCTGCTAGTTTGGCATCACGGTCAGGATCCATTGCCAGTGCTTTGTAAATGTTTTCCACAGTCATTAACTGATTACGCTTGTACTGTGGAGACAGCAACATACCAGCAGCTTGATCTGGGTCCATTGTGACTACTTTTTCTGTCTGGCGACTGGTAATGCCTTTGGCCGAAGCTTTGAGTCCCAATGCTTTGGCAATGCTCGACATCAGCACATTACGAAACACACCTTTGTAAGCCGATCCTGCGCCGCCACCCAGCCAGAATGTGCCCCATTCCAGGTTGGGCATGAACATAAAGTCTGTTTGCACATAGCCACGCTTGGGGTCGCCTTGTATGGGTGTTCGGAAATGCACTGCTTCGCCTGACAATCTGCACCATTCACGGGGATCTTGTTTGTTCTTTGTGGCCCAGGCATCAAGTATGCCCTTTAGTTCGGCCTTGGTTATTTCGTTGGCATCTACTGCAAGATCTAGATCACCTGAGTCAGGTTTCTTGCCTGTTGATCCTAGCCACTTGACAGGAATACCGTTCTCATCTTTGTCATGTGACAAATCAAGACCTGTCACAGTTTCCAACCATGCCACTGTGCTGGGTATGTCAGCTTGTTTAATTCTTTGTGTTAGTGGTCGACCTTGTGCGTCTTTGAATACATTACCACCTTCAAACAGTTGCTTCATGTGGTCTTCAACCCAAACATTTGTGCCAACAGTGCAGCATCTGCAGGATTAGCGGCGGCTTGTCGCCCGGCTAAAATATCAGCGTCGGTATATTTTAATTTATCTGCTAGAGCTCGTTGCTGAGGAGTCATTTGCACTGCACCAGTGACTCCTGCCCGGCGACCTGCACTTCCAGCATCATAGGCCATTAAATTTTGTGCTATTAGTACTCCTTTGCCAACCAACTCGGTAAACAAATCTGCCATGGCTTTTGGGTCAGTATTCTGCTGCAAGGTAGCGTTGTAGATTGAATCTATAAATTTATCAATGTCTGTCACAATCTTTTCAGCATAAAGTTTTTGTGTGGGATCACCAATATAGGTTGCTATATTTTTGTAATCTGCCCCTTGACGCCCAAGCATCTTGTTGACCAGGTCTACTAGATTGGTTTTGAGTGTGGTAATACTGGGTTGTGACACTTGACTGAGGCTGGTAGGAGGATTGCCGCTGGAATCTTTAGAATTGGCCAGAAAGTTTTGCACAGTTTGTTGCCATGCAGTTTGCATGCTGGTTGCTAGTGTTTTGGCCGCTGAGCTGTTGGCTAGGTCTTGAAATCCTTGCTCGCGATTTTGAGCAGGGCCATCCTGCGAGGTCACGTTTGTTCCCAGGGCCTTGTTTATTGTTTGAGTGCCAACTTGTTTGGCAATGCCGCCCACTGCGGCTGCAAGAGCTCCGCCAATACCTTCGTTGACTCGGCGGGGGCGTGTTAATTCATGAATCTGCATTTGTTCTCCTAACTGAACGTGAGAACTTGCCAGCATCTTTGGTACGTATTGCATTGAGCAATTTACGTGTGAGATTGTCAGCTTGTTCTGCACCAAACTCTACTTCGATCTGTTCTATCAATCGTATGGCGCTGGCAATAATACTGTCGGCCCGAGTTTCAATTATCAGGCGACGATCACGCTCTACATACAACGAGTCTAGTTCTTCTAGTAAACTGCGGGTCTTTTTCTGCATTGGATCTGGGCCTTTGGATTATTTAGTGTGTATCAAGTTCAAATAAATATCTACTATACAGGAATACCTATGACAAGTCAAATCAACCCAAACAACGTAGATGGCACGTATCCAGTTGCCGGACAGCCCAATAACACACAGGGGTTCCGGGACAACTTTACCAACATCAAAACCAACTTCAGTTATGCAGAAACTGAAATCACAGCCTTGCAAAACAATGGTATTTTCAAAGCTGCATTGCCCGGTACTACCCTGGACAACAACATGGCGGATAACTTGATATACGCTGTCAAATTGAATGACGTTAGCTATACGTATCTTCCAATTACAGCAACATCAGGATCAATTCCAATTGACTATTCTGCTGCCGGGTTTCAACAAATTAGCACCACTGGCAGCATCAGTCTTTCTTTTAGCAATTGGCCTGCAACAGGGTCTGCTGGCACTGTGCGAGTAGGCATCAACATTACCAACGTTGCACATACTGTTACTTTGCCGGCCGCAGTGAGTCAAGGCATTACCACAATTGGCGGCGTGAGTCCCGGTACTCCTGGCGTGTCAAACACCATTACATTTAGTGCTGTAGGAAATTACGCATTTGAATTTACTAGTGTCGATAGCGGCACAACTATCTTTATTTTTGACGACAGTCGTGCTCCAGGTAAGATTCCTGCTCCAATACAATTTACCAACACCACTGTGAGTACCAGTACCACTACAGGTGCTGTGATAATAACAGGTGGTGCAGGCATTGGTGCCAACTTAAATGTGGGCGGAAACTTTACTACATATACCACTGGCAATGCTGTGGCATTCCAGGCTTTGGACACTGGGCTTGTGTCAATCTATGCTCCCACTGTGGCAGCCAACACAGGTGGTGCCTTAAACATTGTGGGCAGTGCTGGGGGCGTATATCAACCTACTTACAATGCAGGTAGCATGCTTCACATCACCGGCAATGATGGTGTGAGTGCCAGGGTGACTGTTGACACGTTTGGAACCAGTCAACAGTCAGCATTTGTGCAACGAGCAGCCAGAGGCACAGCGGCTGCACCCACAGCAGTACAGTCAGGCGATATCTTGGCCAGGATAACTGGCTCAGGGTATGGTACTTCACAATACGCTCTGGCCGCAGGCAATATTGGAACCTTGGGCATTGACTTTGTGGCCATGGAAACGTATACCAATACCGCGGCAGGCAGTGCATTAAAGCTCTACACATCACCAATTGGTGCGGTGACCAAAACACTCAGCGCCAACGTCACCGCCAACGTGACCACATTCCCGGCAGTGGTGAGTGTGACCGGCAACGTCGTGAGTACTGGAAACATTTTCTCAGCAGGCAACGGAACAGTTGGTTACAATACAGGATCAGGCGGTACGGTGAGTCAGGGTGGTAACAAGTCAACTGGTGTTACCCTAAACAAACCTTCAGGTGAAATCACCATGCAGAACACTGCATTGAGTGCCGATACATCAGTGAGTTTTACACTGACCAACTCAACCATTGGTACCAGAGATTTGCTGTTGTTGAACATTGTAGGCGGTGTTGCCACCCCAGGCACCTACAACTTGGATGCCAACTGTACCACAGGCTCAGCGGTGATCACTGTTCGCAACATCACAGCCGCACCACTCAGTGAAGCCATTGTGTTGCGCTACGCTGTGATCCGTGGTTCTATTGCTTAACTTGATTTGATTTGACCCAGCAGTTGTTTTAGTTTTGCACTTTGAACATCTGCTGTGACTTTGCCTGTTTCCTGTGGGCCTTTTTCCCAGGCAGGGGTTCCTGTTGCACGTTCCCATGGTGGAGATGATTCACTCGATTCTCCAGTGTCGGCGGCCTTGACCTGGCTCCGGGCCTTGATTGAGTCCATGATACTGCTTTGGGGTCTGTTGTATCCAGTTCCCTCGTCGCCGCCTTCATCAGTAATACGCATGGTTTCAATGTTGTATTCCAAATCAATCTTTTGTCCCACACCCGTTGAACTACGACTCTTCATACATTGTATTTGATACTTGCCACGCTCTTTCATGGCACGTGACGTAAAGATACCAAACACGTTGTCAGCTGTGTTGATCTTTGAAATACCACCCGAAATATGCGAGTGGTCAAATTCAATTTCTTCAACCGCACTTCTGTTCAACTGCGAAGCAGTAACCATTAGTACTGCCAACTCTTTGGCCAAGTTGCGTAGTTCTTCGCTCACATACTTGTCTTTCACAAACAAGTCGTTGGGTGAGACTTTTGCACTCACCGGCATCAGCAAATCCAAGTAGTCAATCATCACAAAGTCCACTTTTTTGCCTGTTTGAATTTGATACTCTTTCAAATACGCACGAATGTCATTGATGTTGCTTTGCGCTGGCAATCCTTTCACTTGATAGTTGCCGCTCTTCTTGGCCACAAGTTTGACCTTGAGTTCAGTTGTGTCCATGTCTCGACGGATGTCTTTGGTGCTCATGTTGGTTAGCATGGCATCTGTACGCAAACTTGTGAGTTCTTCTGAAAGTTCAAGGGTGATGTACACACCGCTAAGTCCTTGCTGTAGCCAGTTCAGTGCAATATTCATCATGACCAAGCTCTTGCCAGATCCTGATCCACCAGCAAAGATGTTCAGTTCGCCCCTGCTGAATCCGCCATACAACAATCTATCCAGTTGTGGCCAGCCTGTGCTTACTTGCCCGCCCGAGTTAAAGTATTTCTCAATGCGAGCCTTAGGATCAGCAAAGTAATCCGTGCCCATGTCTTTAGTGAGTGATATCTGTACTGCATCTTTGATAAGTTTCTCAACAGGTTCAAACTCGCCTTTTTCCAACAAGTCTGCTGATTTTAAAATTGCACGTTCAAGTTCTTGACGTCGAGTAAATGCTTCAAACTCGCCCATGAACCAGTCAAAGTGACCTTCGTTCAAGTCTGGTACGGGTGCAAGTTTAACTCCTGTGGTCGCTGAAATTTGCATCCTGTCAGGCATGGTCTTGTGTTTGTCTGAGTGTTCTTTGATAAACTCAGCCGCAGGTCTCAAACTCTTGTCAAAGTTCTGCGGGTTGTAGATGTTTTGAACACGCACATAACTTGTTGCGTCTTCCAACATCATCTCTAGGAATAATCGTTGGACGTCAAGTCCGTAGTCTTTTAACAAGTTGCTTTTTCCTTATTTCTATTTTGATTTTGCTAGTTTCTCTTGAGGCCATAATAGTTAGCAAGGCGCCCAGTCGGCCCAACTTTATCACAGCGTCATTGACATCTTTACACCCTTTGGGCCATTCAGGTATGCTCACTGCCCAACCCAGTTCCACAGCACGATCAATCAATTCTACGCCTGCTGTGTCCTGGTCAGGTATCACTGTAACTTCGCGACCAAGACTGCGTATTAATCTTGCTTGTGCATCACTAATGGTATTGTGCATGACTGCAAGTCCGCCAATTGAAAGTGCGTCAAAGATGCCTTCCATTACTAGCACATGTTGCCAGTCAGAATGTTGTAAGTCTGTGCCAAACACATAACCTGGTTGACTATGATTGATGTACTTGGGTTGTTTGTCATCCAGGAATCTAGCGGTCCAACCCACTACCTTGTTATCATAGGTAAATGGTATCATTACAAAAGGTCTAACCCAATGAACACCATCTGTTTTGATTGACGTCATTGCGGGAAAGTCTTCTGGCACACCTCGCCGACGAATATAATCCCAGTACAACGGAAATTCCGGCGTGATTACTTCTGAATAAGGAGGAAAATCATCTCCATCTTTGAATTCAATACCTTGTATGGCATCTGCCACACGCTTGCGATCATCAATGATACCGTGTATGCTACGATGTCGGAGACTTTCAAGATTGAGCATTTCAATTTCGTTGTCCGGCACACCCATCCAACCCAGCAGTCTACGTGCTTTGAAACTCAGTGTTCGTCCTAATGTGAAACTGGCAGTGTAATCGCAATTAAAGCAATGATAACTCCAACCCGATTCTGTTACTTTGATACCGCCACGGCCACGCTTGTCTGCGCTGTTGCTGTTATGGGTGCAACATACCGCATTGAAGCTGAGCCAGCCCTGTGGACTGGGTTTTCTTTTTGCAGGTAGGTAAGCAAGGACGTCTAGCATCTGTTGATTATAACAGATTAGTTACGTTAGATCAACGATATTGAACGTTTTCAATCTTGCCGTTTGTGAATATTGCAGTTGCAGCGATCGAACCTTGGAATTGAAGTGGTACATAACCCGAACCACCGTTGAGGATGGTTACTCCGGCAATTACTCCTGCATCGCTAATGGTGCAGACCGCTTCGGCGCCCGAGCCGTTGCCCAAAATTTGAATGTACGGTGGCCCAACATAGTTATATCCTGCGTTGGTAATACTGATTCCAGTGACCACCCCATCGGTTACTTGCACATTACCACTGGCACCATAGCCCACTGAGTTGTTTAGAGCCAGGCG